CTACATATACACGTTGTTTTCAACGTACACGACACCGTATGCCATTCTTGAACTTATGGCGGCGGCGTCGGCGTATGGCAGAATGCCAATTAGTCGGTACCCACAGCTTTCATAGCCCCAGGCTGCCACTTCCAACGGCAGTGAACGTAGCCGGGGTGCCAACTTGAGTACGAGGTCTCTCACTAATGAGGCTGGCATTCTTTGCCTGATTAGTTGTAATATCGGGTATTTCCCGAGTACGCCTGGCCACCTGTCGTGTGATAGTGCGTCTCTATCACTAGTGCTTCCAGGCAAGCGATACGCCCTTGCCAGCCGAAAGCGGTACCGCCTTGTCTCAGCGATCGGGTCGGCACGCGTGGCTAGGCTTTTCATGTATGATGCCTCAGCCATGGCGTTCTTGACCGACACGTTCGCTTTGATAAGTGCTTCCCGCTCCACGTCTGACAGAGCGTTTGTGAGGTAGGACGTTGTTGCGTTCAACGAAAATTCGCTGTATGGCATTCTCGCCCTCTCCTTGCTGGTATCCTCATACGCATATTCGATGACGGTGTTGCTACCCGCATACACAGGCCCGGGGCCGAGTGTGATACGCCCGGTAAGCAACCGTGACATCAAGTCGACCTTGATTCCAGTCCGCTTTGACGCAGCATGTGCCAGCAGCAGCGCGACATTTTCACATATGCCGCTTCGATTGATTAAAGATCTCGCCTGCACTACTACTGTCCTTAGGCGTTCGGGTGGGCTCAGAGCTTTATCAGCCGTCCAGTTACCACTGACCGCACTCGCCACTGAGCGGGCAAGATATCCGCACGCGTACCGTTTGTTGATCGACATACGCAGAAATTCCCCCGTCACAACGCCAATGCTTTGCTTAAGCGGGTTCATCCGGCAGTGCGTGCGTTGCATGGCCTGCAATAATGACTCTGCTTCTCTAGAGCCAGCACACGCAGCGATGATATCATCTCCTACATGCATTGATTTCAATCTATCAAACGCATCACCTAAGGCGCATTTTATATATGCGGCGTTTAACACACTATTGATGTAAGTCGTGCACCTATGTCCAGACATCAGCGTACTGTGCGCATAACCGAGCTCCTTCCCGCCATGACAGATCAGCATGCGATCGAAGCTAGACACTAACCTGTCAGTCAGTGACCTGTCATAACCGATCAGGTTGCATGTTTCCTCGATCAGAATCTTCTGTGCCGATAACGTGTGCTGGCTATTGAAATCATCGTAGTCCAACGCAGCATAACACGCCCCCTGGCCCATGTTTCGCACTCGTCGTGCAATGCCAGCAGCGCCACCTTTCCCGGGGTCGAGAATGACTCGTTTCCCCTTCCACGCTGGCTCCACGCTCTGCATCAGATGCTCGAAATTGATATACGACACCGTATCGCATGCAAGCAACAACCTGGTCTTACCATGTTCGAGCTTGGAACTTGGCGACACATACACCGTCCCATCCCAACATTTGATCGGGTTATTCGTCCATGACTCGATCGCTACCCGACGGTGGACTTGACCGCCCATCGGTACAGCCCAGCGCGCGTCGTGCTTCTCAACCATCCGCGAATGTGCACCGTTGACGCACCATGCCCACCGTGATTCCCAAAAAACGTCAATGTCCTTGATCTCGACCTTGTTCATGTCGATCTCATCAGTGATTATGCTCCTAATCGCAGAGCGCAAGGACTCGTCGTCAAACAGTTGGCACGCAGGTGTGCCATGCCCCACGACCCGCTCCAAAGCAGCCTCGTATTCATTGATAGGTGCCACACCTCTGCCGACAATGCAGTTTGCCTCGGCCAGTACAGCACCAGTTAGCTCGGCGGTTTGACCTAGCGCTTTTATTACGCCGCTGAGGCATTTGACATTGCTATTATCGATAACAGCACAAATCCCCAATCGCATTGCAAAGTCCCAGCCGTAATGCCGTGCTAAACCCGTAGCGTACAGCAACACCCCGCACGCTTGGTCATTCGTCATCCCATAGAGGTACTCGCGCCATACTATTGCTTGCGCGTAAACGTCCGGACAACGCGACACTGCCGAACGCATCATCTCCCTGAAATAGACGTTCGACTTTGACACCGCTGCTGGATGCCGTTTGAACGCGACCCAGTCTGCCGGTGGCAGCTGGCCGTCAACCCAACCCCGCACGTCTCTCACGTACGTGGGTTTGATAATATCCCGTATTGCATTCCTTACTAGCCACATACACAGCCCATGGTTGTAAGGCACCTGGACTGTTGCGTCACAATATAACAATGATACAGCAGCAGCTTCAATGTGCAACTTACGCGGCAAGAACGTATATACATACGCATATTGCCGAGCAAGTCCCCACCTTGAGAACCCCGCCGGTACACCGTCCACTACACGACGCAGTGCAGTGCCTAATTTGCCAAGCGCCGCGCAGCGTTCAACTGCGCGCGCTCGATCGTCGGCTGCACTCATTGTGCAGCGGGAGGGGCGCTACTTGGCCCGCCCGCCTGAATTTCGGCCGGCACGTCGGTGCCGCGCTCAATATCATGTCCCGCCTCGGTTTTTCCGGCTGAAGCCTGCGAGCCACCCGCGACAGTTAGTGTCAATTCCTGGCGCCGTGGCTGCTTAACGGCGTGAAACTTGTCTGCCGCCATCTGTACCACCCTCGCAGCCGGGCTCCCTTTTGATGAACCCCGTTGCGGCAACTCTAACGACGCACCTTGTTCAACCCCTGACACCGTGGCCACACCGGTTGCAATCTTCCAGCCCACTGGCGACTCACCAGACAGTGCTAGGTCTTCGCCGCCGGTTAACGCATCAATGCGTCTTCTCGCACCAAGACGAGTTGCAGCAAGTGATGCGGCAGCAGTGGTACGCGCTCTGATTACCTTAGCGGTCCTCGACCCAATGTTGCTGATCTGCATAAACGACGGCGGTCCCACACTGACGTGCACTAAGTCGTCGTGGTCTGTGCCGGCTTTCAAGTTGGCGTCGGCAACATCGTAGCTGAGTGGGTCATGGGTCTGCTGGACAGCCAGGAAAGCGATGGAGTCGCCGGTATATATCAGTTCTGCAGGTGCTGGCAGCCCGGCGTCGCCACGCTCCCACAGATAAGCAGACAGCGGGGCGTTGCGCCGCATGGTTGCGAGTATGTCCTCTGACGTGCCACCCCGCATTGCAAAACCCGTCTGAGACGCTTGGCGTATTATGAGCGCCCCAAGTCCATCCTGAGGGTTGTATCTGTGCAATAGCACAGCGCCACATGTTCGGGCCGTGCGCCACTCGGCGAACCAGTGTTCAACATTCGCGCCTCGCCTGCGCACCTCCAGATTCTCGAAGTAAGGCAGAGTTGCTGGGTTGTCCGTCCCGGCGTACACTCCGTAACCGCTGTCTTGTGCAGGGCTATCGTATACCTGTACGTCGTGAATGAGACTTGTCGGCTCGATCCAGTAGAAAGGGGCCGCAACAGGAAGTTTCAGATGCCTGTTAGTTCTTCCTGACAGCTCGTTAAAGCCTGACTCCATCGCCACAGATGCAATGTCGGCCCCGCCGTCGTTCAGCATAAGCGAGCGCGCGAGGTTGACGGCATACCTACGGCAAAACACACTGCTCCCACTTGCGACCTGACTAGTCAAGTCCAACGAGTAATCGGCATCAGACGCGACCCCTCTGCCGTCTGTCAGCTGTGCCGCTTGGGCAGCCACGATTGTCGGGTACCTCTTCCCTTTGTATGTGACTAGAGGATCGGAGATCGCAGACAGACCGGCAGATAGTAGTGCCGACCCGTCAGCGAGCGCGACGAACGAATCGAAGTTCGTGACGTCAGGCATTGGCAACCCAACAAACGACTCAGGGCTAGAGCAATATACACCACCTCTAGGCGGCCCAAATGTCACGGCCCGCCACATGTCGCGTACGTACGCTCCTTCGTCGGTGTGGCCGACAACCGTGATCGCTTTGTGTATACCGGCATAATAAGCAACAGCAGCGATAGCGCCGGCATCGCTCTCCTCATACATAGAGAAGAGCAGACGCAGGGCGTGCACGCAACCTATTGCGAGTTGGTTGTCGCCGGGTACACGTATTACGGGTGCGTTGTTGTTAGCATCAACATCGCACACATCTGTGATCACCGTGCTCCCCGTTGCATTGATTGCGCCGACGAGTGCGCTAAACACGTCAGGCCCGACGGTGTCTGACACAACGCGAGGCACAAATACAGAGCGTGGGGTGGCAGCGACCGGGTCGTCGAGCACCGACAGTGTTCTTATTTTCGTCGGCATCCCATCTTTAAGATCAGCAAACGACAGCTTCTTTGTTAGTGCATAGATCCCGACACACTGCGCAAGACGGCAGATTGGACCAGACAGATCAGCATGGCTGAATTGTCCAGTGAAGTTAGAGTACTTCCGGGCCATTGCCGTGACCACGCCCGCAGAAACCTCATTTGGTTTGAAGAGCTGTGTCGACGCAATACCGCCTTTTTGCCACTTGAGAGCAGCGTCTCGTGACGTGCCGCTCATACCTACCCGGTACTGGATCGCTACGCGATTAGTTTGTTTCAACTCTTTGATGAGGGAGCGCGCGATTAATGTTGCGCCATAATGGCGGAAATTCTTATTATCTGCCACAACGGCAGCGCTGCCAGTGTGGACGACCTGCGAGAGGGGAGGTGAGACAGTAGATTGTGTTTGTGTTTGAAAACTCATGCTCAATTGCTTAAGTATTAGTTAAATTCCGAACGAAGATAGATGAGTAGCCTTCTAGGTCGTCGGCACTAGTATGCTGATCTGCCTTGCGAGCAATACAGATCTACCAGCGTCCCTACTAGCTCAGCCACCCCTTCTCAAAAAGCCCCCTGTTTCCCGCTTATCCTATCCAGGGGCAAGGTTGCAGGACGGCAATTCGGTCGTCCACTGTCTCGCTTTACGCGAGTCGTTGCACTGTGTGCGGTCAAACAGCCAGTAGACTAATGTCGCCC